TGTGCTATGAATGATATTGCTTATGCAACAGTTACTAAAAAGATTAAGCAGTATAAGGTTGGTAAGGGTAAGTGGAATCTAGAAGTTACTACTAAGGCAGTCAAGAATATTGAAAATTCATTTAGTGCTCCTGCTGCTCAACCTACACAAGACTTAGTTCCTGAACAGGATAGTACTTTTGTTAAGTTTGGTCCTTTCAATGATGTAAAGAAAGTAATACAATCAAAGCAGTTCTATCCTACATTCATCACTGGTCTATCAGGTAATGGTAAGACATTTGGTGTAGAGCAAGCATGTGCTCAATTGAAGAGAGAATTGATTCGTGTAAACATTACTATTGAGACTGATGAAGACGATCTTATTGGTGGGTTTCGCCTTGTGGATGGGGCAACAGTTTGGCATAACGGACCTGTCATTGAAGCACTTGAACGAGGAGCAATCTTGCTACTCGATGAGATTGACTTGGCTAGTAACAAAATCTTATGCCTCCAACCCATACTTGAAGGTAAAGGGTTGTTCCTCAAAAAAATCGGTAGGTTTGTCAGACCTGCGGTAGGATTCAATGTAGTCGCAACTGCAAACACAAAGGGTAAAGGTTCTGACGATGGTAGATTCATTGGTACTAATGTACTTAATGAAGCATTCCTTGAGAGATTTCCTGTAACCTTTGAACAAGAGTATCCACCTGTTGGTGTAGAGAAAAAAATTCTTGGTGGTGTTGCTTCACAGTTGGGTGTAACAGATACAGATTTCATTAATAGACTTGTAGATTGGGGTGACATCATCCGCAAAACATTCTATGATGGTGGTATCGAAGAGATTATCAGTACTCGTAGATTGGTTCATATCGTTCGTGCTTTTAGTATCTTTAATAATAAGGCAAAGGCAATCCAAGTTTGTGTAAACAGATTTGATGATGAGACTAAGCAATCATTCTTAGAACTTTATGATAAAGTTGATGCAGACTTCGAGTTGCCAAATGAGGAGAGTTGAGGTATGATTAATGCATGGAGCTTACTTTATGACGAACTTTATGAGGATGATGAGATGACTGACGAGAATAAAATAACACCACAAGAGAGTGATGAATACGATCCTATTATAGGAGTAAGTACTGAATCCGCAGGTGATACTCTTAATATCAAGGTTGATAACCTTTGGGATTCAGTAACAATTGACACTTCTCAATTGTATGGTGATGAACCATTATCGTTTAGTACACTTGCTGATAATGATGATTCAATTGCACACCTAATACCAGAGGTTTCAGCAACACCTGGAATAGAAAGAGATTGTCCTAGAAAATATAAAGAAGATGAGTCTATCGAAGCTCTTAAGAATTATATTTCTACCACTTATGGTGGACACTATACTTCTGATAATAATAATGTCCAGACACTTGACCTTATAGAATCTGTAGGAGATGCA